CCTCGACCAGCTCGTCGGGCTGGACCGTCCTGCTGCCGAGCTCCGGCACGGTGACCGGCTCGGCGCCGATGTAGCGCACTCGCGCCATGGCGTACTCCTTGGGTGGTGGGTGTTCAGATGCGGGCGCGGCAGGTCACGGCGAACGTGACGCTGGCAAGGCAGCCGTCGGGGTCCTGGGCCTGCGACAGGCTGGCCACGGTGAGGCCCGCCCACTGGACGGTCCCGTTCAGCGTGGGGGCCTCTGGGTACTGGTCCGTGGCGCGCAGGGCCTTCTCGACTGCGGCGAGGATGGCGAACACCCGGTGCCGGCGGAGCTGCATGTCCGTGTCGCCGGACCACACCACGGCGTAGCAGGAGATGGCGAAGCTCTCGTCGCGGGTCCGGGCGCCGGCCGACGCGAAGTTCTGCTGGATCTCGACGGCCTGGTCCGACCCGGGGGAGTAGCCGATGTGGAGACGCTCTCTGTCGGTGAAGTTCACCTTCGGCGGACCGTCGGCAACCAGGACGCCGACCAGGTCGGCGGAGCTGCCCAGGATCTCGACCAGGACATCGATTGCGGCGGGGGCAGCAGAGGGAGCCATCTACGCCACCCCCGGCGGGAGCTTGAACGGTTCCAGCAGGTGCAGCACCCGGTTGGGTACCGCGTAGCCGTAGCCGTACAGCTGCTCGTTGACGTCGAAGTCGTCGGCTGTGCCGCGGCCTCGAGAGGGGCCGTTCTTCGTGCGCCACAGGTGCTGCAGCAACAGCAGTGCGGCCAGCTTGATGGTGGGCGGGATTGCCGCCCGGCCGGCGGTGTAGGTGACCGCCCACATGGTCCCGGCGAACGTGCCGCCCTTGCGGTACACGATCCCCTTGGCGGGGTCCAGGACCAGGGTCGAGAGGTCCAGGGCGTCGCCGTCTGTCAGTGCTGGCGTAACGGACACCAGGGCCACGGCTGGGATGTTCGTGAGGCACAGGCTGAAGCTGCGGCCCTCGATCATCTCGGTGCACTCGCGCTGCTCAACCGGACCGACATGGCGCTCGATGACTGCGGTGAGCGACTCGATGTACTCCCCCAGCTCGGTGTCGGTCTCGGTCGACGCGAGGCCGAGCTGGTCCTTCGCTTCCTCCACGGTCACGAGCGCCATGCCTTCACCCCCTACTTCACCGTCTTGGCGGCGGGCTTGCGGTTGGTCGGGGTGGACGTCTCAGCGGCCGGCGGGGCCGTGGCCTCCTCGACCACCGGCTCGGCGGACAGCTCCTCGGCCAGGCCTCCAGCCAGCAGCTGCTTCGCCTCCTCGTCCGGCAGGTCCACGGTGCTGCCCTTCTCCGGCCACGGCTCGCCGTCGCGGGTTCCGGACACGGTCACCTTCATGCGCACCCGCATGGGGTGCCTCCTTCCACAGGAACGAAGGTGGGGCGGCGGTTGCCGCCCCACCGGGGGGATCAGCTCGCGCCGCCCGCGAAGACCTTGACCGCACCGGTCTGGTCGACCAGCAGGCCATCGGCCCGGATGATCGCCCGGTAGGTGACGAGGTCGGAGTTGAACGCGTAGTCGTCGGACCGCTCGAAGCGAACCCCGCCGGCCATGCGGACCCAGTACTGGGAGAAGTCGCCGAACGCGACGGACTTCGCGGCCAGGCCGACCGCGGCCACGTTCGGGTCGGTGTGGACCGGCTTGCCGAGCAGGGTGTCCGGGACGCCGAGCTGGATGGACGGCTGCCACAGGTACTGGCCCTGCTGGTCCTTGAGCTTGCGGGCCGCCGCCATGGTGGAGTCGCGCATCAGCCAGCCGCACGACGTGCTGTTCCGGTACGGGGCGATGACGCTGTAATACAGGTCGATCAGGTCGTCCGCGGTGAATGCGCCGGCCGCACCGGTGCCGCCGGTCTTGCCGGTCGTGGCGGTGGTCATGACACCGGTCGGCTTGCTGGATCCGTCGCCGGTGACGGCGTGGACGCCGAACGCGTTGCCGAGCGCACGCCCGGCCTGCTCGGCCAGGAAGCCCTCGAGGGCGACGCCCGTGTCGGACAGCAGCTCGGAGGACGCCTGCAGCAGTACGCCGTACTTGTAGGCGCCCAGGGACCGCTTCGCGAACGCCGGGTCGGACTCGGTGAGCGCAGTGCCCTCGGGGGTCAGCGCGGCCGAGGAGAACGCCGTGGTGACGGGCACGTCGATCGTCTCGCCCGACGTGGTGTTCAGGACGTTAGGGCCGGCCATCATGATGCCGGACACCTCGATCAGGTGGGCCATGAGCTGGCCGTAGAACGTGGTGGGGACGGTGTTGCCACCGGCGGTCGCCGATCCCTTGGTCAGGTCACGGAAGGCCACCCCGGCGGGCGGGGCGACGTCGAAGCCGCGGACCTCTCCGCGCGCCCAGCGGCGCATCTCGGAGTCCTCGCGGTTGTCCTGCCGTACGGTCTCGGGCTTGGCCATGAGCGTGGCGAACGACGCCTCAGCGTCCTTGGCGCGCTGCTCGCCCTCGGCCATGTCCTTGGCGCGGGCGTCGATGGAGTCCAGGTCGGCGTTGAGGCGCTGGTAGGTCTGCTCCTCCTCGGCGGTGAACCCGGGGTTCTCCCGGCCCTCCGCCTCGTCGAGCAGCGCCTTGGCCTGCTCCCACACGTTGGCGCGGCGTTCCTGCAGCCGCTTGATGAGGTCGGTCACTGTGGCCCTCCAGGGCATGACGACGACACCCGCAGCCGGTGGCCGGGGTGTCAGTTGGTTGGGTGTGCGAGGTGGGTGTCGCCCTGCCTCAGAAGGTGCGGCGCTGGTACAGCTCGGCGCGCCGCTGCCGCAACGCCAGGAGCAGGTGGGTGTCGCCCTGCCTGCTCTCCGGCGCGAGATCGATGATGGTGCTCTTGGGTGTCAGGAAGGTCTTCAGGTCGCCCGCTTCGGCGGCGGCCCGGACCTCTTCCAGTTCGGCGCCTGCCCGCTCGGCCAGGGACCGCAGCCCCGTGGACGTGTCGAGGTAGGCCGGGTCGTTGACCGGGGCCACGTCGACCAGCTGGCCGGCGAGGAGAGTCCGCACAGGGAACCCGTCCTCGGTCATCGACCAGTCGTCGTCCAGGGTCCGGAACGCGAAGCTGGACTCGGCGACGTCGCCGCGCTGTACCAGCTCGTACACGTCGGCGCGGGTGTCCGGAACGTCGACCGCGTAGTCGAGGCCGACGCCATCCGTTACCAGCCGCAGGGTGCCGGAGCGGCTGGTGCCCAGCAGCATGTTGTTGTCGTGGTTGTAGCGGGCCATCGCCCGCGGCCACCCGTCGCCCTCGCTCTTCGCGAAGAACCCGGTGTCGATCCGCTCGACGAAGCCGCCCAGGTTGCGGGACAGGACGTTGAACTTCGCCGCGTACCCGCCGATCGTCCTGGTCTCCCCGGCGGCCCGTACCTCTACGGGGCCACGGGTGAACCGGCGCTCCTGCTCGTTCATGGTTCCTCCGTGACAGGTGGTGGCACGTACGTGCCGGTGAGCTGGGCTCCGGCCTGGTTCAGGATGTGCCGGGCCTCATCCGCGGTGAGCATCACGCCCACGCCGGACCCGAGCTTCTGGATCATCTCGACGATGTTGCGGGCGTTCGCCTGGTCGGGGTCGAGGCTGACGGACATGGCCGAGGACAGCGGCAGGTACGTCTGGCCCAGCCCGTTCGGCAGGGGCGCCTCGTCCTCGATGGCACGCACCTCGTCGCGGTTGCGCCAGCCCTGATCCAAGGCCATGCCGTGCGCCTTGACGCGGGACAGCATGTCGGTCCGCAGCATCGCGTCGGCGTTGAACTTGACCTCTTCGGCCGGCGGTCGCAGCAGCGACAGCGCCTCCTCGAGGCGGGTCATCCACGGGCGCAGGGTCCACGTCAGCAGGTCGATGCTGTTCTGCTCGACCGTGGCGTAGGTCAGTGACCCGCCGGTTTCGCCCCCGACCTTCTCAGGGGGTACACCGTAGATCGCGGCGATCTGGTTCGCCGACGCCTTGATGGTCTCCAGGAACTGCGACTCGTTCGCCGGCACCTGGATGGGCCGGTACTTCGTGCCGAGCCCCAGGGCCACGACGTCGCGCCCCTCGGCGGCCTCCTTGAACCTGGCCTTCAGGATGGCCGCGGCGTCCTTGTCGATGGCCTGGTCGGTCTCCAGGACGGCGGACGGAGTCGACCCGTTCGCGAACCAGTCCCGCCCGAACTGCTGGGCCAGCAGCCCGGTGTCCGTCGTCGTCGCGAAGTACGCGATCGGCGACAGGCCCAGGGTCTGGCCGGGCAGCGTGTAGGCGGGGATGTGGAACATCTGCCCCGACTCCATGCGCCGGCCCTTGTAGTACCAGACCGGCACCGGGGCCAGGTTGTCCTCGATGCTCACGTCGTCGGGGTGCAGCCACTCGACCTGGTCGGGCCACCCGTTGGCGTCGTGCGAGACGACCAGCCCGTAGGCGTTGCCCCGCAGAGTCAGGGACGTCATGCACCGGTGAAGCCAGTCGTACCGGGTTCCGAACGCGGCAGGCTTCGAGAAGATGCGGGGTGCCGGGATCGGCAGACGGGAGAGCCCGTCACCGATGTACGACTTCAGGGGCATCGCTGCCACAGAGTCAGACAGCAGGCGTGTCGCCGCGTACACCGGGGCCAGGCGCAGGGCGCGCTCGGCGCTGTTGCCGGTCAGGGTGTTCGGGCTGCTGCCCGCTCCCCATACGTCCTGGTACGAGATCGATCGTTGTTCCTTGCGGCGGAAGGGCCACCACCAGCTCATCGCATAACCCCTCACCACACGTTGTCGGTTACGTTGCCGGTCACTTCGACCTCGGCGCCCAGGCCCCACTTCGCCAGCGTTACCGCGACGAGCGGGCTGATGTCCGCCCCGGAGCCGGGCCGTCGGGTCCAGGCCCACGCCTCACCCAGGGGGCGCTTCTGTGCGCCGGCGAGAGCCGTCGCAAGGGGCGCGTCATCCAGGTGGGACAAGGACTGGTCGGCGACGGCGTCGTAGAACTGGCCGCACCCTTGCGCGATCTCCCGTGTCTTGGGGCTGACGATCTCCACCCCGAGGGCTTCCTGCAGGGCGGGGATGAGCGAACCGGCGGGGCCGCCGGCGTCGACAACCCAGCACCGTGGCCGCCACCGTGCGTGCAGCTCCTTGGCGCGCTGCACAACCCAGCCGGTGCCGGGCTGGTGCTCAACGACTTCCACGTGCGTGCCGCCACGCCACGGCCCGGCCGCGCCGATCGCGGCGTGTGAGCGCTCCGGCGTCGCATCGATAGCGAAGGCGATGGCGTCCTCGGTGGTGGAGTCTGCGGCTGCCAGGGCCCGCCAGGCGTCCTCGCCGATGACCTGCCACGTAGAGGAACTGTCGGACGGGTACACGCCCACACCGAGCCGCTCACGCGCGTACAGGCTGTCGCCCAGGGTGAGGCGCCGGTTCATGGACTTCTCGATCTGCAGCCGGTACCCGACCGCAGGGTTGGCCCTCAGCAGCGCGGTGACCGAGTCGATGTCGTCGTGGTCGGTGCACCCGGGCCTGCACTCGTCCACGTGCGGGTCGATGCTCCACTCCATGTACGCCAGCGTCGGATCCGCCACCCCGGACTCCAGGGCCGCCAGGGCGCGCTGCCGCAGCCGGGCCAGGACCTGTGAGGGGTGGCCGATGCCAGCGCTCCCCAGGTACCAGAGCTGACTGTTGTCGACGGCGTCCGTGGTGGGGGACAGGGCGGACAGGGCGTCGTCACCGAGGACCATGCACTCGTCGAGGATGACGCAGTCGGCGGTGAAGCCTCGACCGCTGCCGCTGGAGCGGGCGATGTACCGCAGCTCGCGCCCGTCGCGCAGCTCGACACCTTCACGGCCTACCGTCTTGTGGTAGTTCTTCACACGTTTATGCAGGTCAGGGCACCCGCGAATCAATCTTTCGATGCGCTTCTGCGCGTTCATCGCCGTCTTGAACTCATGAGCCGACAGGAGGATCTGCTGCTCGCCGCCGATGAACAGGCCCCACAGGACCCGGGCCTCGATCACCGCGCCCTTGCCGTTCTGTCTCGGCAGGTTCACGACGACGTCCTCGGCTGCCCACTTCCCCTCGGCGTTCTCCGCCATAGCCTGGTCCAGGACGAACCGCTGCCACGGGTCGAGCTTGAGCCCGGCGCGGGCCGCCAAGTCGACCGCCTCTTGTCCCGCACTGGACAGCTTGGTGTCCGGTGCGACGAAGAGGCGGGGCCGCTGGTTGCCGTAGACCGGTCCGTCAGCCGGAGCCGTCGGCGGTTCGGCCGGCAGCAAGGGCGGCCTCGGCGCGGCGCTTGTCTCGCTGGCGAGTGATGTCATCGACCGTATCCCCCTTCTCCTGTACCGGTGCGAGCGTGCGAAGGCGGGCCATGATCGTGGCGAGCTTGTCCGCGAGGACGGCCTGTGATGTCGGAGCGTCACCGGGTTCGAGGGCGTCGAGGGCTCCCGCCAACTTGAGGGCGACTGCCGCGAGGCCGGGAGCGACGCTGGTCACGGCAAGGATGTCAAGCTCTGCACGGATGTCATCCGCGATCATGAACGGCCCCCCTCACACAGCGTTACGTCACGGAGAGTGAAGCCGCTAATGAC